ATGTGGCCGCGGCACTGGATTCAATGCCAGCCGCGGCCAGTGATTCATTCGCTTTCATCAGCGAATCCGGTTCTGGAGGTTCTGGCCCGAAGCTCTTTTCGTATTCCCTTAGTTGCTCCGCCTTGGCATCCAGCATAGCCACGACGCTGGATGCCACCTTCTTGTCCGCGGTCTTTACCAATCTGAATGCCTGAGCTATCTTGCGGCCGATTTCTTTTAATATCATGACCGAGCTCCTTTCGTGAAGCGATTGTTCGGCTCATATTTCAGCTCTATGGATCTCACTTCTCCATCGTCGTCTGTGTGAACCTTCATGTCCGTGAGGTTCAGTTCCTCTACGACGTCTTTCAGTGGCTTCGTATATACGTCATTCAGTTTCATTTTCTCTCCCTCCTGCAGGTTCTATCTCTTGCGCGACGGCCAGCCGCCAGAATACCTTCTTCCATGTCTTCCTGCGACCTCCCTTTTCATTGGATATCCATGCATCTTAAGCCAGTTATTACTTTTCCCTTTCGGAGCTTCCCGGATTCTGCTGGTCGCTCGATGCGCGGTCATAAATGCATCTAAGGCACCGTTTGCGGATATTCCGCTTTTTGCCATGGTACTAAACACATCAATTGCCGACCTAAACTGATCTGACAACCATTCGCCTATGAGGCTTGCGGCTTCTCTGAACTTTTCGCCCGCCTGCTGTAATTTGTCATTATTCAAAAGAAATCCCTCCAGTTATCTACGACCGTCTTGGCCATATCCTCTTTGCGGCTCAGGGCGCTGCTGATCAGCTCGTCAATCGTTCCCTCGATCTCAAGATCTATATATGTGCAGCAGTTTCGCTGGCCGATTCGATGAATACGAGAAAGGCTCTGACTGTATGTAGCATAATTAAAATTCTTGCTGTAGTAGACACAGGTATCTGCGGCCGTTAATGTGATTCCAGTTCCAGCGGTATCAATCTGGCCAACGAATAATATTGTCGAAGGATCTTCCTGAAACTGTTTCACAATATCGCCTCGATCTTCCTTCTTGACGTCACCATAGATTGCTACCTGCTTTAAATCTTTCGGCAAGACTTTAGCCGCTAAGTCAATAATAGCCTTTACTTCCGCAATGAACCTTGCAAATACTACAAGCTTCTTTCCTGAACCAATCACATAGTCTACGATAATATCTGTCAACGCATCCAGCTTGGCACGACTTACCAGCTGCGGCTTTTGCGCTTCATCTTGAACCAGAAAACCGCCTGTGAGCTGCTGCAAGCGAAGCAGCTTCGTCAAGACCGTCGTTGCGGTAATATGGCCGCCATTATCCAGTTCTGCATAGCTGTCTTTCTTAAGCCTTTCATACAGGCTCTTTTCTTTAGGTGAAAACTGAATTCTTCTCGTTTCAAAGGTCTGCTCTGGCAAATCCAATGCTTCGTCCTTCGTAACTCTAAATGCGATGCTGTGTTCTTTTTTTATCAGCCCTTCCAAATCTCTGTACCCGACGATTTTCTTGTTTCCGTATCCGCCCATGATGGCGTATCGTCCTCTGAATTTAAAGAAATTTTCACCAAATACTGACTTGTCCAAGAATCGGTACTGCGACCAGATATCAATAGCAGCCGTTTGAACCGGTGTCCCTGAAAGAATAAGCTTGTATCTGGCCTGGTCTCCCAGCTCATGCATGGCTTTGCTCTGAGCTGCATCATACGTCTTTATACGCTGGCTCTCATCCGCGATCACCATGTCTGCATCGAACTCTTTGAGTTTTTCTAGTATCTCTGGTCGCCAGGTTGATTCATAGTTGATCACCGCTATCTTCAATGCCTTGAATGGGAATTTCAAAAGATCGTCGATCTGCTTGATTCGCTGCTGCTTCTCGCCCAAAAGTGTCTTGCAGGTATACTTGAATCTCGCATACTCTTTTAGCTCCTTCGGCCATACTGCCACAACAGAGGTTGGCGCCACGATCAAAAGTCTATCTATCTTTCCCATTTGATACCCAGCGCCAGCTATTGCAATCGCAGTCAACGTCTTTCCGCAGCCCATTTCAAACAGCAGGCCAAAACCTTTATTCACTGAATTATTCATCTTCCTCCTTCTTTGGCACTGCTACAAATCCAAAAGTCAAAAGTGCCATATTGGCAGCTCTGACTTGATGTTCATAAAGTTTTTTGGTAACTGGATAATCAATGAATGGTGTTGGGTTTTCTTTCACTCGCTCCTGATCGACAGCCCGCTGGATGCTATTCATTCCGTTTCTTACATCCTCTATGGGCTTCGGTAAACGCACAATAGCGGCAAGCCGGTTTAAAAGCTCCATACTTGCCGTTCCTTCGTACATTTCCTGGCTCCTAATCCAACGCATCAGGTTCCAGCTTTTGATAATTGTCTTTTGAACTTCATCTGCTTCTATGATCCTGACAACTCCGTCAGTTAATGCCATCTTCATAATTTTCCCCCAAGATCAAGCAAAAGTGCCAGTTCCCTGACTGCCTCGTTTACAAATTCATCCGGATCTTCTGGATTAACATCTTCACACATCGCTTGAGTCGCTGCTTTAAAGTGTTCCTCGCACTCTTGCGGAGTAATGTTCTTAAGCACCTTCGCACTCCTCTTCAGCAACATCCTTCCAAGATCATGCATACATACCGCCGCAGCTGCGTGGCTGCTTGCATATTCTCCTTCGATCAGCTTGCTCACAAGCCCTCCAAGTGCGGATGAAAGCTCACGGACTGTTGTTCTATAGCCCATGCTGACAATACCTCCACACACGCTCATGTTTCCTTCTCGATCCTTTGTGATCTCCTTGATCGTAAAGCAGATTGCCGTCACTCCTGTCAATTCATGTTTCTGGCCATCTGCCGTTTCAATCGTCACTTTTACCTCGTCCATATTTTGTCCTTTCTTCTGTCTGCTCCCTTCGCAACGCTCCTCATATCATGGAGGGCGCCTTGCTTCCCCTGAAAGGACTCCTTCTGGCCAACTGACCGCCTGTGCGCTCCTCATCCTCGTTTCCTCCTTCAGACTCTTACGCTCTTTTGCACTTTCCCTATGTTAAGGGTGGGGGTGCCTGCATCCTTCCCTGCCTCTGCCATCCCCTTCACGATCTCCTTGATCACTCTATAGGCTGGATGCCCTACAGGTATCATTACACCCTCTATACTGTCTCTCTTTGTTCCATCGCTCATTACATGCCTTATCATTAATCCACATCCTTTCGAGAGGTGCTTTTGCTCCCTAGGCTTTTTGGGCCCGGTAGTTTTCGACAGGTTCTCCATTGCTAGTGGAGAGCCCCTGTCGCCTCATGCTCCCTGAGTATTTTTAGGGGTAGCCGTATTGCCTTCTGCCTGCAGTGCTGGGTTTCTCATGCCCAACCGTCCGGGATTAAATCGCACCTACCAGTCCATGCTCCGAACGTTCTCTCTCTGGTATTCTCATCTGCCTCCAAGCCGAGCTTGTTTTACTAGGGTCTGCGCTTCCCACCCCTATGACGACGACTCTCCGCAGGCTCCGGTTTCCTCGCCGAGTGGATTTATCTGCGTCGGCTCCACCAGACCTGGGTTTTTCAAGAGGTCCCGCATCCCTCAAATCATATTAAATTTTATTTGTACAACTCTGATGCGTTGTAAATCGTTACTTTGCTGACTCGTACCATGCATGGTATGTACATTCCTCTGCATGCATGGTATACAGTATCAACCTGATAGCCTACTTCTCGGAGCACTGTCAAATGCCCCATCATGGTCGCATAGCTTACAATATTCTTGCGTTGATCTCCATCCTCTGCGGCCTTCACCGCTGTAAGAATCATCTCTGCTACTTCGTTAAGAATTTCCTGTCTTACCTTTTGGGCCATATCTTTGCTTACAGGAATCCCTTGAACATGTGTTGCCGGAACGATAGAGAACTTTTCCTCCTCGCTTCCGGGAGGACCAGCTGATATCGCAACGTCAACTCCCAGCGCTCCGTATTCATGAAATTCATAGATCGTCTTAAGTACATTATCAAGGGTCTTATGAGTTGGCCAGATACTTCTATCTAGCTCGGCATCGTATCCCTTCTCCATTAGCTTGCGATAACAGTTCGAGCATACGAATCTGTATACACTGCCGCGGCGGTCCTTCGTGAACCACATATTTGTGAACTCAATCTTTTCTCCACAAGCTGGGCATGTGCGAATCTTCTTTTTTGCTGCTTCCATTCTTGCCTCTCTTTCCATCAGGCCATAACCGGCTCATCAATTGCTCTCTGAGCTTCCATGCCAGCCATAAAAATATTGGTGGCCTTAACAACCTCTGCTCTCTTCTCCTTTGGGATTCTTGCGAGCATTACCATCAGGGTCTCAGCGCTTTCAAGCTGCTCAGTTGTATATTTTTTATCTTCCATCTCGATTCTCCTTTCGTTGGTTTATATTTTGTTGCTGTGAGACCATTATATGTCTCATATTAGAGTTTGTCAATATTTTTTTGTTACTTTGCGACTTTTTGTTGACAGAGTAACATAGACGCTATATAATCGCATTTGGAAGGAGGCTTGAAATGCACGAAAGAATACGTAAATTAAGAAAAACGCTTGACTTAACTCAAGAAAAATTTGCAGAGCGCATTGGAATAAAAAGAAACACTATAGCAACATATGAAAGTGGAAGAAATGAGCCAGTGGACTCCGTTGTTGCTCTTATTTGCAGGGAATTTCATGTAAATGAAGAGTGGCTTCGATATGGAACTGGTGAAATGTTTACTAAGGATTCTGAAGACGAATTAAAAGCATTAACTGAAAAATATAGTCTTACCTCTGCTGATCGCGTACTGATCGAAAAGTATGTAAGCTTAAATGCGGATACTCGAAAGGCTATTCTCAAGTTCATGACTGATGTGGTTTCTTCTTTGGAAGAAGCTGACAGGTACTCAGACATTCCTTATACGCCAGAGGAACTTGAGCAGAACTTTCTGCAATCGGAAGACGAAAACAAAAAAAGGGGACGTGGGTAAGTACCCAGTCCTCCTGACCTTTATCGTATCAGAATTATCCGCGCTTCATTTGTTGTATGTTTTGCATTTAAGTTATAATAAATGGTGTTGTTACTGCGATAGTAAATCGCATATATGTCTTGCCGGTTAAGAAAGATGTATTTTCTGCTCATGAGACTCCTCCTTTGTTGGCTGGAGTGACTGGGCACGCTTTTTATTATAGCTGATGACAATCGTACAATATACTGGTAATTTCTGGTAATTAAGGGATCAAAATACAATGGGAACGCTGAAAAGCGTTCCCTCGTATAAATTTTACTTAAAGGAGAACCATATGGGATTACTAGACATTTTTCGGATCTCGCGTATCAAAAGAGAAAACGCTGATCTGAAGCAGGCAGTTGACAACCTGCAAAGCAAATTGAATTCGCTCAAGTATACGGAGTACACAGAGGCGCAAAGAGAACTGGATTACATCAACGAACAGATTGAAGAACGCAGATCTGTTGAACAGCAGCAGGAGAAACGAATTGAGTCTTTGAATGCTGAAATTGGCAAGAAAGAGCGTCAGCTGGCAACCAATGTTCGCAAGATCGACCGTTCAAAGGAAATCTATAATGCCATCTCGTACAGCATCGAATCTTTCCATGCTCCAGAACTCAATAAATCCAAGATCGTATTGATTCCAAAAGACATGAAGGATGACATGGACGATTTGACTCCAGCAGTCTCCCTGAAGCTGCATTGCATGGACGTTAAGAGTCTGCGAAAAGCCTACCGTGAAAACGATCAGCAAATTGACAAAATCCTTGAACTGTACGCGTCAAGATATACGTTGAAGTCGAACAGAGCGATCTATCGTCTGATGGTTATTGCATTGCGTGCCGAGCTGCAAAACATAATCTACAATCTGAAATATGAAAAACTGGAAGAGGCAGAGGCTCAGGTAAAGAAAATGACTGCCAAGTATCTTGAAATTGCTGGTGATGGAAATCAATCAGTTGCAAAGACACTTACAAAATTTATTGGTGAGATCGAATATCTTTTCCTGAATGCTGTAAAGATCGAATATAACTACTAACTA